TATGTAAGAATATGCTCTTGTATAAAAAACATTTCCCCTTTAAAAAATACGACAAGGGAAGCCAAAACATTTTTCAAAAAATCTATTGCCATTTCATAAAACTATGATATAATATAATCGTAAAGAGAAAGGGCTAAGGAAAGCCCCCAGGAGGTAAATTATATGAACAGAACAAAAAAAGAGTTAAAGGAAATCGTACAAGTAGCGCTTGAAAACGAATACGGATTCAAGCCTTTTCAGAAAGATATCACGTTGCTTGAATCATCGGGTGACGGCACTTACATTTATTTCAAAGTTAATAATAATGTATATCAATTCCTTTCTTACATCACTACATGTGGTGATATGAAAACCGTATGGGTAGGAGAAGGAACAATCACAAAACTTTAAAAAGAAAAGTGAAGCGATAACACTTACAACACTAACTTTAGGAAAGGAAATCAGAGACAACAAAAGGGCAAACCCCTAAAGGAGAACGTTATATGGGAATGAAAATTTACGTTAGTACAGATGACAAGCATATCAAGCAAATTGTACTTGATGACGATGACATGCTGGCGCTTGAATGGGCACTGAAATTCGCAGAAGTTGTGGCACGTCTGAACAGCGTTAACGAGACCGCTGAAAAAAGGGAGCTTTGGAAAGATACGGCGAATCGTATTGGCTACATCAGAGAATCAGTCATTGTAAAGGGGGGTGAAGCAAGTGCAAGTAAGTAGGCTTGAATATTCTCTGCTGATGTTAATACGGCGCGTGCGTCTTCCGCCGCGCGCCGTGGCTGTCCTGATAGCCGATCATTTCAGACGGCACAAAAATTATGAACGCCTTGAAATTGCCCGCATATATCAGGATAGCATGGAAAGCATTGAAAGAGAAGAAAGGAGAAATAAGGATGAGGGAAAAAGCTGAAGTGTTGCGCGCTTTGCGTAAATGTGGTGCAGTGACTTTGATTTTAACTGAATTTTATTATACCTCATGCTTGGCTTTTTCAGGAAAGTTGCGTAAACACGATATTTTGGTCGAATGCCCAAACTTTGGTTTTACAGATGACGGCATGCTAAAGTCTTTAAAATGGGGGTTCAAAGAAGCCCAGCGACAAAGGCTTGAAAGCGGTCGATATTCCGCAAGAAATGTCTACATCTGTGACGGATGGGGGCGCTTTGCGGTTGTAGGGCGATTTTTTGAAAAAGACCTGGTAAAAGCGCTTGAAGATGTGTAGAAATTAGGCTATAATTTACTTAGAAAGGTGGTGAACGCGGTCAATGAAGGGGTATAGATATTATACTATTATCAAATTCCGAATTGAAAGTGAGCCAGAGCGCGAAATTACAGCGCCGGGACAACTCAATTTTGGAAGTTCCGCGACATACGTAAAGAATAACGTTGCGGAAGGAAAGCCGTTCATGATGATTTCAGCTCATGTATACCGGGAAGAATATGTCATGGATGACGATAAATTTTTTAGCCAGTCAAAACTGGTTAAAACAGAGTTAAGAAGAAAGTATGATTGAGAAGGAGAAAGAACATGGAAGAAAGAAACGCAGTAGAAGTAAAAACGACTGAAAACGAAAAGAATTATGCGGCAATGTGGAACGGTGAAAGTTCAGAAGTTGTGGGCAAGGATTGGGCAAGCTGGACACCAGAAAGAAATGATGAGATGCTGGAACGCATTACCGGTGAAACTGTCGCGCTGTCTGATGTGGTGAACACACAGATCAGCGTAACAGATATCTATCTTGAGAACGTGCAGATTGCTGATGAAAACACGGGTGAGATGCGTATCCTTCCAAGGATCTTAATGATGTGCAAGGACGGTCGCACGGTATCCTGTGTGAGCATGACGGCTTTCAGTGCTCTGTCTAAAATCATGAGATTCAAGGGCACGCCTACTCCTGAAAATCCTTTGACGTTGAAGCCGATTCAAAACAAGAAGGGCGCAAAGGTGTACTATAATTTCCAAGTAATTAAAAAATAAAAAGGCGGTGAGATTATGGCGTATAAATGGAATAAGACAAATGTCCAGAAATTTAGGAACGCCATCAAAAACTATAACCGTGCTTTAAACAAACAGCGCCGCGCGGATCCGTACGGCGCTGTTTATCTTCCCGAAAATTTGAATGCGTCTGATTACGTCTATAAAAAGTCATTTGAAAATGCCCGTCAAGCAAATGACTTTTTAAACTCTATCCGTAGAGCTACAAGAAAAGGAGCTTTCCAGCCTGTGATGAATGAAAAGGGTGTGGCCGTCAGCAAATGGGAATTAAATGAAGTAAAGTTGAAGGCGCGGAGGGATTATAGGCGCGTAATATCGGCGGCTGAAAAAGCGAGGGAAGAAGCAAAGAAGATGCGTGGCAAGGCGCGGCGCAGAAAGTTAATAGAAGCAGAGCGGTTACATGACATGGCCACGATTACTAATCCGGATTTTCAAAATTGGGGGCGTGAAGGTGCCAAAAAATACATGGAAGCGCTAAAGCGTACGAATAACTTAGAACTATTGCAAGAAAGTGATAGAAAATACAAGAAAAATTATTTGAAGAAGCTCAAGGAAGCGTTTGGAGAAGATAACCCTATTGCGAAAATGGTAGAGAAAATAGACGCTTCTATGATTGCGGCTTCATATTATGCCGATCCTTATCTTGACTTCCAAGTGTTCTATATGGATGACGATATAGACGATTATTATGAAGGCCTGCTGTCACATTGGGAAATGTTCGTCAATAACTATGGTGTATGAGCTGGTACATGTGTGACTTTGAGACAACTGTTGAGGAAGTTCCGCGCGTATGGGCTTGGGAAGCGCTGGGAGATGATGGAAAATGTACCGGCACGGAAATAGATTCATTTGTTGAGTGGGCTTTTTCCGATTCAAAGGTGCTGTATTTTCATAACATGAAATTTGATAGTTCATATATTATGTGTTGGGCTTTTTCGCATGGGTGGAAACACGTATGGGAAAAATGTGATCGTTGTTTCACGTCAATCATATCGGACACCGGTCAATACTACATGTTGAGGTTTTGGAAAGATGACGCGGCGATAACGATTTATGATAGCTTCAAAATTATTTCCCTGCCGGTTGCAGACATTGGCGGCGCGTTCGGCATCCCAGTGTCAAAAGGTGAAATAGACTATGAAAAACCACGCCCGCCCGGATATGTGCCAACTATTGAGGAATGGGACTATCTTCACAGGGACTGCGACATCGTATACAAGGGCTTGAAGGTGATTTTTGCCGCCGGACTGGACAAGATGACGCAGAGCGCAAACGCCTATGCGCAGTATGCCGAACAGATAGGCTACAAAAAATTCAAAAAGTGGTTTCCACTATTGACCCGTGAAGAGGATGAATATTGCAGAAAGGCGTACTATGGCGGATCTTCTCAGGTTGGTAAAAAGTTCAAGGGGGTAAGCGTTGGCGCTGGCATCGTTCTTGACTATAATTCCATGTACCCTGCAAAGATGCGATTTGAGCTTTTGCCATGGGGGAAGCCGGTGTGTGGAAAGGGGCGCGCTCAGGCCACGAAAGAATTTCCGCTATATATTCAGCGGTTGACATGCTCATTGAAGGTCAAGGGCGATCATATTCCGTCTGTGATGGGAAAGCATGTTTCGCGCTTTCGCGACGTGAAATTTATCGAGGAAACGGACGGGATCATAGAGCTGACGCTTACTAATGTTGATATAGATCTGATGATGGAACAGTATGAGGTGTATAACATAACGTGGCTTGACTATTATTCCTTTCGCGGTTCCCGCCAGCTTTTCGCGGGTTTTGTAGACAAGTGGGCGGCCGAAAAAGTAAAGGCCAGCGAGGAAGGAAACAAAGGCAGAAGGCAGATTGCAAAAGATATGCAAAATAAACTGTCAGGAAAGTTTGGTACAAAGCGCTTGATGTACAAGAAAGAGCCATACTATGATGGGAAGATAAAGCATCGATTAGTGGAAGAACCGGACGAAGCACACAAAGGATATGTACCTGTGATTGCTTTCATCACTGCATATGGCAGGGCGGGCATTATCCGGGACGCGCAGAAAAATTATGATCGTTTTCTTTACATGGATACGGATAGCTTGCATCTTTTGGGTGATGAGGATCCGGCGGGCGTTGATATAGATGATGTGCGATTGGGCGCGATGAAAATTGAAGGACGCTTCTACCGCGCACGCTACCTTCATCCAAAGTGCTATATAGAGGAAATGGACGCTGACGAAAAAGAGGCTGACCGCGGCGGCTATCCTGTAAGGAATGGGCGTATGATGAAAATAACCATTGCTGGACTGCCGAAAAATTGCCGTGAGCAGGTCACATGGGAAAATTTCCATGTAGGGGCTGTCTATACCGGAAAGTTAAGGCCGGTGCAGAAAAGCACAGGCATATTATTAGAGGAAACAACCTTTCAAATAAAGGAAGATTGACATTAAAAAAAATCCTGCTATAATATAAGCAGAACCGGAAACTTCCGGCCTTGAAAAGGAGAACACGGGCAAAGATTATAATAGTTAGGTGATGCGTGCCGGATAACCACCGCTTGACCGCGGCCGGGCGCATGCGCGGGTGGTTCCGCCGCTTAGCCGAATCTTTCAGCCCCTGTTTCTCCTTTTTATTTATGTTTCACGTGAAACAAAGCGAGGTGAAAAAATGAACTACATAAATTGGAGAGAAATAGACGGGTACGCCTGTCCGGTGAATATTCTCGAAACTAATAGAGGTTTCGGCAAAACCTATGGGTGGAAAGAAAAGGTACTAAAAGCAATCAAGAAGGGCAAGAAATTCTTATACGTGGTGAGGCGTCCGCAGAACTGGAAGGATATTACAGAAAAGGGAATGCAGATATTTGCAGACATAAATGCAGATCGCGGCCGCGATGTGAAGACGATGAAAAAGGGTTTTTTCGAGAATGGCGAACAGGTGGGGTATGTGGCTGAGTTGAGCAAGGCGCAGAATCTCAAACCGGCCAGTTTTGCCGATGTTTCCATAATTATCTTTGATGAGTTTTTGATTGAAAACGACAGTCAGGAAAAATACTTATACAGCGAGCCGAAAAAGCTGATGAATCTTTTTGACACTGTAGCTCGAAACAGGGATGACGTAAAAATGTATATGACGGGTAATGCGTCTGTGCTATATAATCCATATGTGCTATTTTGGTCGTTGAGACTGCCTAAGAAAGGCAACATTTCTATCAGCGATAATAAGAAAATACTATTGTATATCGGTGTCAATGAAAAATTCATAGAACAGCGTAAAAATACATTGGCGGGTGAACTGATGCATGGTACTAGCTATGAAGCTTTCGCCCTTTATAATCAGTTTGGCTATGATAATGACCTTTACATTGAAAAGCCCCCGAGCGGGGCAAAATATTATCTGACGATAAAGACCGACGCGGTGATGGGCGTTTATTTTGACGGCGATAAGTTTTTCGTTAGCGAACACGCTCAGCCCCAGTTTTCTAAGGTGATTGCTCTTTCCCGAGAAGTGGAAAGCGAGACTGAAATTGCCCTATATCGTAATACATTTCTTGCTGTGATCTTGAAAAAGTATTACATGGCACAGCGAATAAGGTATGACAGCGTAAAAACAAAAGAAATTTTCTTAGCCTTTATTTCAAATTTTTTGTAGACGTGTTATAATAGCCATGTAAAGGAAGGTGAAAAAATGGATGTTCAAACAATTATTGAGATCGTGCAGAATTTAGGGGTTCCGGTGGCATGCCTTATTTTCTGCGGCTGGTTCATCGTGCGGCAGGAAAACCGCCATGAGAGCGAGGTTAGTACCTTGAGTGATACGATCAAGGGAAACACTGAGGCTATCAGCGAAATTAAAACGATGATTCAGACCTTTATGGACTACATGGCCAAAATGAATACAGGGGGTGGTGAATGATGGCGATCGTCGGCGAAAGTTTTTATAAGAAGTATAAAAATACCGCAATTGACTATGACGGTGTGGCCGGTGTGCAGTGCGTAGACCTTTTTAAACTCCAGTGTAAGGAGTTAGGGAAAAATTTAGGTGCTATTGGCGGCAGTGGATATGCAAAAGAAATCTATAAACGTTTTTCTGCCTTGGGTCTTTCCAAGATTTTCACGCGCTATTCATACGGTTCTAAAACGCTGACATATGGTGATTGGTTGGTATGGAACAGCGGATCACTTGATTGCCCTGACAGTCATGTTGCTATGTTCGTTGGGTGGAACGGTTCGCGGGTTATGGCGTTCGGCTACAATCAGGGGGGAAAACGCGGCGCATCGATCGTGACGATTTCCCCTCATGGCCTGTTAGGATTCCTACGGCCGATCGCGCTGAATGCCAGCAATCCAAAAGAAGTTACATCACAGGTCGTAAAAGATGTAATTGCGGGAAAGTATGGGAATGGACAGGCGCGCGTGGATGCGCTGGAAAAAGCGGGCTATGATTATGACGAAGTGCAGGATGCAGTTAACGATTATTTGAGCGGTGGGACAAAAACTGTAACGGCTGAGGTAGTCAATGCAGTAATTCGTGGTGACTATGGTAACGGAAGCGCGAGAAAAACAGCGTTGGAAAAGGCCGGGTACAATTATGAAGAGGTACAGAAGGCCGTGAATGCGTACTTGTCATGATGAGAGACTACGAATTGCCGCATAACTTGACGGCAGAATCAGCAATGCGGGTATATTACCGGAATATGCATATTATCCTTAGGCAGTGCGAAAAAGAAGAAGATCCTGATAGGCTGAAAAGACTGCTGTATGATCTGAGGGTTTGCGCGCGAAAGGTTGATATGTTATGCACGCTTCCGCCGGATGAAGTAATAAATCCCATGGGGGGATAATGCAACCGGGACAGACGCTTACCGGGGATGGGGGGTTGCAGGTATGCCTGTTTCCCCTGCCCGTACTCAATGTCACTCAGACATCCAGCCCCGGCAGTTTTTCACATTGTTGCGGTCATCCGTTCGACTGTGTAGGAGCTACCACAGCCGCCAATTATTATGCCCCCTGTGATATGCGATTAATTTATGCGGGGCCGGCCGCTAACGGAATGCCCCGCATCTGGCAGTCTCAGCAAAAAGTGATAACGCCGGGCGGTGTTGGGTATGTGTGTATTGAATTTGGGCATGATAACGACCCCCCATATTCAGCGATCGGGTCAACCGTCAGACAAGGGCAATTGATTGGCCATACAGGAACAGCTGGTATGGTGACCGGTGACCATGTCCATATCGATCAAGCACACGGAACGGGGAAAACACTGGTAGATTATGGCATTGTATGTTCCGGCGGTAATGAATGTTGGGCGTTGGATGATTCAGTGCAACCCACTAGTGTATTTTACGTCAATGATACCGCTATCATTAATAGCATGGGATTGTCATTTCAAACATATGATGGTGGTACGCCGGGCCCGGGCCCGGGCCCGGGCCCGGGCCCGGGGCCTGACCCGGATTTTAAGTCAATGAATTTTATTTTTTATACTTTGAAAAGGAGATGAAAAAATGAGAGATTCAAGCGCAATCAACGATCTTCTGGCCGAATACATGGAAGGGCTAGAGGGTGAAGCACTGACAAAAGTTGATACATTGTTCTCAGAAATTCGACATGAAATCGAGGAACGCGACGGATATCTGAAAGAGTATGTCGATGTTCTTGAGGATGGGACAGTCAAAGCAAAGGTAAATCCGCTTACTGATTGGCACAAAAAATATGAGGATATGCGCCAGCGTTATATTGATCGCTGGAAAACTGGTAGCGATCCAGATGATAAGCCGTTGGACGAAAGCGACAACACAACCGCAAAGCCAGAGGGAGACGATACGCCAGAAACGCTTCCGATGGAAAAATTACTTGTGGAAAAGGAGAGTGAATAGAAATGGCAACTACACCGAAGAATGTAACAATGAATGCATCGGCCCAAAATGCTGATTATCTTAACGCGATCAGAAGCACAGCCAGCGATGCATATCAGAACGCTGTGCCGCTTGCCGAATATGGCGTTGCAAGCTCGCGAGAAATCGGGCAGATCATCATGAATAATTCAAGCTTATTAAACGAGTTTTATAGCGCTATGGTCAATCAGTTTGCCTTCATTTTTGGTTCTTCAAAAATGTTTTACAACAAGTGGCGCGACTTCAAGAAAGGTTTGATCGGATTAGGCGAACTGGTTGAAGAATTTTTCGTACAGATTGCTTTACCAAACAATTACAATCCTGACATCGCCGCCACGGAAATTTTCAAGCGTGTGGTCGCGGATGTTCGAACAGCGATTTACCGCATCAATATTAAAACATTTTATAAAACAACCATCAACCGCCCGATGATTGAAATGGCCTTCACGACAGAAGGGGGAATGGCCGACCTCATTGGCAAGGTGTTCACGTCAATGGCCGCAGGTTGTGAAGTAGATCAAATGAGTGCAATTAAGTATCTGCTTGCTAGAAAAATCTTAGACGGACAGATCAAGACAGTGCCTATTTCGCAGGTGTCCGGGGCAGATACCGAAGCGAATGCAAAGGCCGCGGCAATGCAGATGAAGGAAGACTTTGATAATTTCATGTTTCCCCGCTCTGACTACAATAGCGCAGGTGTGGTCAACTGGTGCAGTTCCCCGAGAGATGTTACATTTATGCTCACCACATCATTTGGCGCAAAATATGATATTTCAGTTTTGGCCGCCGCCTTCAATCTTGATTATGCCAATTTTATGGGCCAGGTTAAAAAGGTTGACAGCCTGAGCAATATTGACTTTACACGGCTGAAAGCTTTCTTTGACGATAGCGAGAATGTGAAAGAATTTACTGAGGATGAAATTGAAACGTTGGACGCCGTTGCCGCAATTACTTTCGACAATGGGCTAGTACAGTGGTATGACCGCCTTTATGAATGGCATGAGGAACCTAATGGTCAGTCAATGGAATGGCAGAATTGGCTTCATTATTGGGCGCTGTTAGCTTCCAGCCCGTTCGCGAATGCCGTTGCCTATGTACAGAGCAGCGACGACACGCTGGGAACGGTGACCGCGGTCACATCCCCGTATAACGGAAAATCCATCTCTTTGCCGGTAGGTTCTTCCTTACCGCTCACTTGGGAAGTTACGGGTACAGGAATCTATTCCAAGACGGTTAACTTCACTTCAAGCGGAATCGCGGATGGCACTTTGACCGTTTCCCCGGACGGCGTCATCACGGTGAACAGATCCAAAGCTAGTCCTTCAGTGGTTAACATCGTGAGTGCGCAGGACAGCTCTAAGAAGGCAACGGTGACGATCACCGCAGTAGCTGTATCATGATTCAGATAGGTGATGTCTCAAATGTTATCCCCGCCGCGGAAGTTATCTTCCTGGCGGGGATTCCCGATATTAGCGGTGAAAACACCATATTTTTCTATGATCGTTATACTCAGGAAATATGGTTTCGTCAACATGAAAGCCCCACGCTTTCATTACGCGATGACACCTACACGAATATTAACATCATGCAGGGGACGATGATAGTTAATTATGACGCAGAAACGATTTTGAACGGCGCGAATTACCTCATGATAAAAAACCGAAACAAGTGGTATTATTGCTACTTGACAGGGGCAGTTCAGAATAGCGTGAACAGCTCCACAGTATCCTTTGAAGTTGACGCGTTACAGACATATCTTTTTGACTATGGCATTGTTCAGGCATACATAGAGCGTGAACATGTCACTAATGACACGGTCCAGAACATTTACACAGGGCGAAGCGCGTTGAAAGACCAACTAGAATGCGGTGATTACATCGTGGACGAGCGAGTGACTAATAGATTAAGCGGCTATTCGGTCATCGTTTGGTCAGCGCAGAACGCGAGCGGCGCGCAAACCTCAAGCACGCATTATGGACTATATAATGGCGTGGATGGTCATCGTATCAACCGGTCATCATATAAAAATGACAACGCTTTTGCCAATGCGATAAATAGCTATATAAATGACCTAACCGAAGGGGGCGCTGGCGATTCCATTGTTGGAATTTGTCAGGTTCCCAATACGTTCTATGGAAGCAACCCTTACGCTCTGACGATCAATACGCCGGATGCAGTAGATAATTACACACCGCGCAATAATATATTATTGTCATATCCCTACACATTCTGCGTTGCAGGAAGTAATGCCGGGTCATCGTCTGAATTAATGTTTGAACTAGCAGATACTTATAACGTGTCCTGCTTGTGCTATTACATGCTATCCCCGTCGCCTCAAGCTATCATGTTCCCTCAGAATTATCGAAACCTCGCAAACGATGTAGACGATGCGATAAAGATTGACGCGTATCCACAATGCGCATATGCGATAGATTCTTATAAGGCATGGCTTGCACTCAATTCAAACCAGATCAATGCTCAGTATGCGAATAACCTCACCAATTACAACACTACGATGGAAATAGCCGGTAACAATCGGGCGCTTGCAGATCAAAATATGTTTCTCAATTCCTTTGGTTCCATTGGTGGTGTCATCGGTGGATTAGCAAGCGGCAATGTGATCGGCGCTATTGGTTCAGGAGTTAGCGGGATTACTGGCGCGATAGGCAGCCAGAACGAGGCGAATAACTCATACACCAATGCGAAGATACAGGCAGACGCTTCATCATCAATGGCCGTGCGTTCCTTGAACGCGAAAATGACGGACGCTGAAAAAATGCCGATGACCCCACGGGGCGGGAGCGGCGGCAATGCCCCATTTCAATATATGTTCTTCACGGGTACGGGAAGTGCGAACGCTGGCATGGGTGATTTCTTTCTTGAGCGCAGATCTATCAAGTATGAACAGGCCGTAAGATTAGACAACTATTATGACATGTACGGCTATAAGGTAGATCGGTTGGGAATCCCCAACGAAGACCACCGTGTGAATTACTGGTACACAAAGACGGCTTCAATCATGCTTTCCGGCGTGATTCCCTATCAGTACATGAGCCAGATAGAAGCACGCTATAACGCGGGTATCAGATGGTGGCGCAGTGAAGCATTATTTGGGAATTATTCCATTGACAACAGGACACTATTAGAGGCTGAGCCGATGAGATTATATGAGCCGGTTCATTTTGACCCGCAGGGGGTGAAAAACAATGTCAAGAAATAGCAGAAGAAAGCAACGGCTGATGAATGACATCAGTTACACAGTGTGGTTTGACCGTTTGGCCAACATTTGCCAAAATCGTTTCACGTGGAACATCCCAGAAACGTGTGACGCGGACATGATCGAACGTGCATTTTTCCGCGCTGGCCGTGCCTGCATATTCAAGGATGAAATTATAGGTGCGGTTTCCCTTCCATTCACTAATGCCCAACCCCTCAATATTTACGGATATCCCGCTTACATTCAACCGTATTCGTTCTATTGTGGTGTTAATTATGGGCTTATACCGCTTTCAGAAGCGGCGGTAGCGTTCGCCAACACACAGCGCGTAAGCGATTATTCGCTGTGCAATTACTATGCTATGCGGCTATCCGACCTTCAACGCACCGCGGATATCAACCTGCTTTTACAGAAAGCCAGCGCCGGGGCAGTCGTTGGTAGTGAAGCGCAAAAACAAAGCATGGTTGCGGCGATCAAACAGATCGCTGAAAACAACGCTTTTATCACCGTAGATAAGGACATGTGGAAAAATGCCGCGCTGACCGGGAAGGGCAACGAACTAACAACATTTTCCTTCAACGTCCCTTTCATCGCGGATAAGATCCAGATTGAAAAACAGCAGTTGTTAAATGAATTTTTAACGGCCGTAGGAATAGAAAATAGCAATATGGATAAGCGGGAACGCGTTAATTCGTCAGAGACGAATGGGAACATAGGCGCGATAGAAATAGCTCGTGACATCGCGCTTTCTCCCCGTCAACAGCTATGCGAACAAGCAAAAAATAAATTGGGAATTGATATTTCAGTCATTTGGAACAGCGACCTTTATACATTGCTCAATGCCGCATTTAACGAGGATGCGCGCGAAAATTTAGGGCAGGGCGAGCGCTATAGAAATATTACTCCTGATGAAGAAATGCCGCGAGGTGATGAACATGATCAATCATGATAATTCTGAATATACTATTCAGCTGGAAGAAATCATGCGAGGACTGTTGAAAACAGACTGGGAACACGTTCTTAACCGCGATGAAATCATACAGGCATCATCTATGGTATTTGATTTCCCCCTTGACAGCATTTCATGGCCCGCGCTTTTCGCGGTAGGGTTCTGTCTTCACTTCCGTTTTCGTGAAATTGCCGTAACTCCATATTCTCGCTGGAAAGCATACCTGGAAGAATATTGTTACAATAACGCCGGTTTCATCAACGACATTATCGAATCAGCCGCAAAATCTGCCGATATTTTCGGCAACATAGACGTGTCAGAAGATTATCAGCGAATCACAAAGCATGAGCGGCAATCTGAAAATATCAGCGAAAGCCAACAGAACACTGACAGCAAAGATACGTCAAGCGTAACGGCCGTAAATTCCACCTTTCCGCAGGCAACGCTTAACGGGTTGGACTATGCGAGCGGGTCCGATCAAACCGAAACAGCGAACACCAGCGCATACACGATGGACACCACAGCAAAAAATAACAACACTGAGAATTTAAACGAGGGAGAAAATACCACCCGCCGCACTTCAGGCATCAGCGGGCTATCGAGCGGGGACATCTATGAATCCGCTATGCGCGTCTACCCAAAAATGAACATCCTATGGCAGAGCATGAGCTACCTATTTTTCAGTGTGCTATAGAAAGGAGACAGAAGCATGGAAAAAGAAAAAACTTACTCGCTTAACGGGCCCGATAAGCATATTGCAAAATGGCGCACCATCCGGGAGCTTCCTTTCAACTTCAACCCGATCAATAACATTGCCTTCATCGATGCGCCGACCGACTATATTTTGTTGGCAAAAGTTACTGAAAAAACAAATGAGATCATAGCGGCAGTAAACAATCTGAACGCGGCTATGGATGAATTCTATCAGCGCGTGGATGCACAGATAGAGGAATATACGATAAATCAGGTGAATAGCCTGCTTGCTTCCGGGGCAATCACGCTTAACATCACATACAATGAGGAGACAAAAGACCTGAAATTCTCATTGACCACGAACGCGACAAGCAAGGAGGGATAACATGGCGGTAATTGGTAACTTCAAAACCATCAGTGACAACAAAAATACATATGGAGTTGATTATTCAGAAATTCAGCAAGAGTTCAACTCACTTGAGCAATCTGTCAATCACTCTATCGAGCAGATCAACCAGAGCAATGAACAATTTCAGGAGGATATCACAGGAAAGGTTAACGCGATAAAAGGAAATATTACCACAATGCCGTGCCTTTCTCAGGTTTTTAGGTTGATCAAGCTGGGAAATGGCGAGACGATCACACCGCGTCAGTCTTTCATCAAACTGCAGGGCACGTGTAACTGCGGCAACGTGGACGGGGAAAGCGACTTAACGCTTACGTGCTGGGACAACTGGGGGAATGACAAGACCGCCGCCGACTGGAATAATAATAATCAGCTAGTGTTATACTCCAATAACGCGCAGTTGGCTTCTTTTAACGAATCAACCTACGGCGGCCACGGAAATTCATTGTGCTATGTCAAAAAAGCAACAAAAGGATCAACCGCGAACGCCGCTTACCTCACGCAGCTTTACACGCTCAACTCCTCTGGTGGGACTGTGAAAACTTCTAATGTGATCGTTTACAATGTGACCACATCATCAATCACACGCATCGGAGTAATCGACCTTTCCTGGCTTTCAACGATCTGGCAAAGTCATGGAAACGCCCCTTCTACCTTCAATCTCAATTCGGTCGAATATATCGATGATCTGGACAAGTTCGCCTGTTTCGTCAACAAGGACGGAGCAGACGGGGCGCTTATCTTAGTACCATCACAACTTAAGGCGATCGGTTCATATTCTGTGTTGACGCCCCTTAATTCAGGGGCTATCTATATCCCGCTTAATTACGCCTTACGACCCGCGTATAGTACAGAGAATTTAATCCAGACGTGTAAGTACCTTGGAGGCGGATATTTTGGGGTTTTACGATTCAAACCAAACTTTATCCACGTGTTCCGCATCGATGATAGCGGTGAGGTGATCGGCACAACAGGAATGGATATTGGAATGTGGGGAAATTCAAATTACTGGATTGGAGAACCACAGGACCTGTGCCGATGTGGCGATAAAATACGGTTGTACTCTTACCACGTGCTCAATCAGAACATTGTCGCTAGTCGTGCAGACATTGCGGAATTTTCATTATTTGGACAACAACCTTCCACTTCCAGCGATTCGCCAAAGACTTCAATTTATGAGCCAACAGTGTATGTAGACGCGTCCTCAGATATGATAGGACCGGCCGACGGGTCAGATGAATATCCGTTTCTGTCGATCGATGAAGCGATAAAGCATGTCGAGTGCCCAAATAATGGTATTAGCCAGACGCGCATTCGTCTGGCAAACGGGAATTACCTGATGAGTTACCCGCAATGCACCAAAGAAATTTCAATAGAACCTCAGACAGGTGCATCAAATGTTAATCTTGACGTAACACAATGCAAGGGATGTACACGGATAGAATTCAAGAATTTAACGGTTACAGGAAATAATCGATATGCCGATCCATCCCGCGAAAATGATTTCATGTTGGGCATTCAAGACAGCAATGCAAAAATTTATCAGTGCACACTTTCTCCAAGTTCAACACGGAATGCCCTTTCTTTATTCCACACCACAGCAACCGTAACGGAATGCAAGGGCAGCGGGAACACATCAATGGCAAATGTATACGCATCAACCGGAAGCGATGTAAAAATAGTTGATGCCGGCAAGTTTACCAGCCTTTCATCCTCGTCATTTAACGTTCTTTCCGGTTCAATTTGTTTCATCGATTCAGCAAAAACCAGCAATGTTAATCTTGGGTCATCGTGCCTGCTCTTTAGTAATACGCTGGGAAGTAAATCATAATAAAAAGCCGGTTATTCAACCGGCTTTAATCGTATGTATGTGCGTAGCCCTTCTTGTTTTATGCCAAAACAATAATATTTTTGTGCTCTATTGTTAAAATACCCATTTCTTGCTCGTTCTGCCATTGATGAAAAAGTAACTCTTTCACAATAATTCTTTAATAGTAAAAACTCAAAGTATATTATGCCCGGTTCTTTAATGTATTCGGGCATAAGCTCAGCGCATTTATCGCAAAGCTCTTTAAGGGTGAATGTTTTCATAACCCCATCACTCTCGCATTCTCTAAATATACCTCTTTCGGGTCATTGCCATAACCTGCGAAATCCCCAGCGATCAAAGCAATCTTTCCACAATATGGGGCAGTTGAGATTGCTTCTTCTATCTCATCCAGCGTTCCTTCAATTAGCTCAACGCCACAGGTACCCGGTAACATTTCGCCAGTAGTCGCATGACATGAAACATCGTTTTCAATGTCCCATTCATAGGATGGGCGCAAAACGTCACCAATCTTTGCATCTTCTTGATCTTCCGTAAGCCATCTAATAGCCCACTGGTTATAATCTGACCCATAATACTCAATAACCGTTGCCCACACCGCAAGTCGGGCTTCCATTTCTCTTTTCATGACGTTCTCCTTTCAAGGGGTTCACCCTTTCTCTTTACGATTATATTATATCATAGTTTTATGAAATGGCAATAGATTTTTTGAAAAATGTTTTGGCTTCCCTTGTCGTATTTTTTAAAGGGGAAATGTTTTTTATACAAGAGCATATTCTTACATA